CAAAAATGAAATATATAGTAAAACAAGGAGATTGGGATGAGGCTGGATGGTGGACTCTTCAAGCTTATGTGGAACTTCCTGGCTGGAAGGGTCGTGGTGATTCTGTAAAATTTAAATTAGAACCTGAGTTTAAATAATGTGCCCCCTATGGAAGCCGCCATATAAGGTACGAAGATCAAACAAAATATTGAGTTTTGCTGTACGGCAAAACCATACGCTATTACAGACTGCTGGTGAAGCGTGTTTTCTTTTAAAACGAAAAGCAAGACTTAATACAACTTTCCAATTAGAATCACGTGCAGTAAGTACATTAACAGAAACAGCTTCCGCACATGCATATAGTATTGATCCTGATACGGGGATGCTGCGTTACTGCATTTGGTCTGAGAACACAGATCTAGTCGATACATACCCAGATATAGGTACAATGACTGTAACTGTACAAGCTACAGGTGGCGTTACTACTGTATGGGAACCTGCTGTTGATAAATATACATTCATTGCAGATAGAGAAGAATACGCATTTGATATTTATCAAGATCAATTAGATGGTGATGGGAATGAAATCGATGATGCTGTTTATGTTGTTTTTAATACTCCACCATTTACAGCTTTAAATTTAATATACTTTACTTTTGGCAAGATTAATCCATTGGTTAATGTTAACGCAATGCAACCTATGCGAGATGATCAAGAAGGATATGAACGTAGTTTATTTGGATTTGAACAATGGATGGACCCGTTTCCCAAAATTCGCAAGAGATATGCGCCTAATTCATTTTTGTTAGCCTTCCCTGGAGTTAAATCTGACTTTACAATTACAGAAGGTGGTTTGCTTAGAGAAACCAGAAGTGATTTTTGGACAGTTCCTCCACCATATTCTCCTGCGATTGTAGAGCATGATGTAGTTATTCGCCCATCTACGACCCAACGATTTCAAGTAGTAGATTATACGCCAATTTATATAGAAGATACTTTAGTTTCTCAACATTTTGACATGGTAGAACTAGATCCAAGATCCAGTGTTTATAACGTTGAATATGATCCAGGGTGTTAACTATGCCTTTACAAATGTATTATAGAGGAGTTTGGTTTGTTAAAGATTTTATCGTTCGATATTTGAATTATGTATTTATGGCAAATCAAAAAGATCAAATAATTTTTACCGATGGTACTAGAGCTATCAAATTTTCAGATACTCCAACTGCAATAAAACGCGCCTCATGGACAACTCGATTTCTTCCAGCAGTCCTTGTTGGAAAAGCATCGGGAGGATTAGAATATATTACATTTTCAAAAGATAGACTAAAGTTTGATAATGTGTTTACTGCTGATGGTCAAAGTGTAGATCAATATGATACTGTTGGTGGTAATTTTGATATAACTATTCAATTAGCTATTCGAGCTACTACTATTGAAGAAAAAGATAATTTAACAGATATTACTGGCATATATTTAGCGCATCCAGATGCTAAAGATTATTTTATGCGACATTATTTATTATTACCTGATGCACCTAAACTTGGAACCGAAACCGATGTTTCGGAGCCTACAATAGATCATCCTATCTATGAAACAACTATGAATTTACGAGTAATATCAAGATGGCAGGAATGGTCCACTACGCAAGTAGCTAGATTATTAAACGTAATCTCGGATGTGGAAGCCCTTGAATTAGAACGATTAGAGGCAGTAGAGCTACATAGGGAAGTATTAGATTGATTGTAACAGGAATTTAATTTTAGTTAAAATTTAGTGGTAATCTCTAGCCTAGAAACGCAAATAATGGAGACTTTCCATGGCAATTAGAGTACCTGGAATTATCGTAAGAATCGTGAATGATACGGGCATTATTGCTCCACCTATTTTTGAACGCTATCCAGTGTATATTGGTGAAGGCGACCCGTACAGGCTAATTACTAACTTAAAGCTTACCAGAGGTACTGGAAGCAGTGATGCAATCCCAACAGTAACAAGCGTAAATGAGATTGTAAGCGTTGGGGATTTGCCCGGTATCGCTAAATATGTTGCTGGCACTGATTATAGTTTAGTAGGAAATACTGTTAATTGGACAGGTGGTGCAACTGTACCAACTGCTGGAAATGATTATTATGTTACATACACAGAAACTCGTCCAGCATCTGCTTACACCCCAATGCTTTATTTCGATGAGAATTTAATATATACAGATCATGGTAATACTACACGCACTGATGGCACAATTAATGATGTTTCTGTTGCTGGATCTTTAGGTATAAATGCCGGTGCTGGTGGCGTGATCATTGCTCAATTAGACCTTAGTGGAGCAGTTGACCCAGACAACCCAACCAACGCAGAATTAGAAACTGCATTTATTGCAATGCGTGACGCATTAGATAAAATCACTGATTATAAATTACTCTTGGTTCCATTATCTTCAGGAACATTAAATACAACTTCTGCAGCTAATATTTTCTTCAATCATGCGGTTATCGCCTCCGAGCCTGAGAAAAAACAAGAACGCACTGTATTAGCCGCTATGCCAATGGGAACAGGTTATCAAGCATTTGCTACATTCGCGCAGAGTTACGCACATGAGCGCATGGTTGTTCCTGCTATTCCTGATGGAACAGGCCAAGTTGTAGGCTTTACAGGTAATCACGATACAAGATTCTATAATTCTGTATTAGCTGGAAAGCTTTGTTCTGTTCCAATTGGCAGAGAAATTTCTGATGAAATTCTTCCAAATATTTTATTTGACGATAATTATACACCTGATGAATTGGCATATCTTGTACAACGGGGTGTTTCTCCTGGTAAAATTCGTGGAGAAGTTGTACGTAATGTAATGGCAATCACTACTGATACTACAAATGCTCTTACAGAATCATTAGGTGTACAAGATATCAAAGATTATGTAAAGAAATACTGGAGAGAAGGTCTTTGGGCTGTTTATAAAAACGCCCCAATTAATACTGGTCTATTAGGGCAAATTGAAGCTTCATCCAGAGCAATTCTCTCCTATTTGATTACTCAAGCGATTGTTGCTGATTATCAAAATATTTCAGTAACACAAGATGAAACTGAACCTAGAAAGGTTTTAGTTACTGGTAGCATTCAGCCAGCTTATGGCATGCAATGGATGGATGTAACTTTTACATTCGTCCTTTCATTCGGTACATAAGGAGTTGATCTATGGTTGCTTTTCCAATTAGGGTATTACCAAATACTGCCCATAGCGTATTCTATGCTTACGCAATTGCGACTCCAAAACATCAAGATCCTATAGGATCATTCGAGAAATTTGGATCTAGTTTCACACGATCCCATGAGCGTATTCGTGAAGTTTTATTTGCACGTGGTCCAATTACTAAGGAAATCATCTGGGGTGGTACAGACATTCAGGTTACGCTTTCCAAAGTAGAATTATACAAAGAAGCAACTTTACAAGCTTTAGGTGTCAATATATTTACAATAGAGGAATTTAATATAGTTATTGATGTATTTGAATACATGTACATTCCTAATGTGCCAGGAGATCCAACACAGGACGCTGACACACCAGGGCAAACCCGTACTATTGTTTATAAAGATTGTGTCCCAACTACTATAAGCAAAGATGTTGATACAACTACTGCAAAAATTGTAGAAAGTATGACATTGGAATGTAGAACAGTTGAAGGTAGTATTGGAACGGGTGGTCCAGGTTAATATTTATATTTTTACGAAACGTAAAAGAAAAGTGAAAATACTATGACTGTTACTCCTGAAGCAATTCCTCCTCCTAAAGAAGAAACTAAACAGCCAAATTATAATCCATTAGAAAGCTTATTCTATTTTGGATACGCGGAATCTGATGTAATTGAAATATATAAAGATGAAGAAAAGATGAAGAAAATAATTTGGAATTGAAAGCTAAATTTAGAACATTAACTCCACTTGAAGTAAGAGATATTACAGAACTTGTCGAATTATATAACGCTGATACAGCACAAATAGTTACTGAAAGAATTGAAACATTAGCTAGAGCAATACTCTATATAAATTATATGCCATTAACTTTGCCTCCTGATGAGCAACAAGCATATTATACTAAGCATGGAAAAAATCCATCTCCTTTAGAAATGGCAAAAATAATTTTAGAAGAAAAAATCAAATCTATGTTTATTATAGATGCTTTGTATACTGCATACATGGAGTTTACATCTGATATTTTTGACAAATTAGAAGAAGCAAAAAAAAAATTGAAGACGAAGTAAAGAAATTTGACTTAGATTTACGCATATGTACACATTTTAAAGTATTGCCTACAGATAAAGCTTTTCAATTATTAAATCCTTATCAAAAAATTCTTCTTGCACATGCAATATTTGAAAAAGAAGAAGAAAAATACATTATAATTGATAATGCTTTTAAGCTTTTATCCGGTGGATTAGGATTGGGCGGAATGGTTGGTGCTGGAATAGCGCGTGAATCAAGCAGCGAAGCAAGCAGCGAAGCAAGTATTGCAGGACCTGGAGAAAAGATTAATATGGAGTTCGACCGTCATAGAAAATCAGCAAGAGAAACTGGCAAAATAGATTTATCTCCTGCAGTACGTGCAGCATTTGATAAACATTATAGTAAAAAAAGAGAAAAACCAAAGGTATTACGGTTAAGTAATCAACAGACAATTGATGATGACGATCCTAGTATTTTAGGAGATTAATTGTGTCGCCACCACCAAAAGATCCTGGATCAATGTCACCAACCGAAACAGGTGAAGTACTTGATCATTATCGGGAAATAAATGTACAATCTGGTCAGATTGCTAATAGACTAGCTGAAGGAAATGCTGCAGCGCAAGAACTTGCTAATATATCATCTAATGTAAAAGACCTATTTCAAGATATTGGGAAACAAGTACTGATTGATCCTGCTGCACTTGATCAAAGTAAAGAATTCGAAGCAACAGCATTAAAAATAGTACGTAATATGGGAAGAACACAGCGGAGTGCTGGTGCAATACTCCAATTAACTCAACGAATAAGTACACTAGAAAAGAATATTGCTAGTTCGAAAGGAAAAGCTGATAAAGAAAGTAGAAATTTATTAGCTAATATGAAGAAAATTGTTAAGGAGTACAAAAAAGGAGAAAAAAGTCAAGCAGCATCAGGAAGTGGTTGGAAAAAACAAAAAGCTACAATACAAAAATATGCACAAGCTGTTACTGGTTTAAATATAAGTTTTATGGGTATCGTTGCATTGATGGTAGATACTATCAACCTTGGAAGAAAAATAAATGCATATGCAAAAGCTGGTGCAGCGCATTTAGGAGATCAAGCCCGTCATGTAGGGCAGACAAAATCTGCAATGTTTGATTTGCGTAGAGAATTCCGTATAGGATATGAGGATGCTGGTAAAATTGTAGGCGCAATAGTTGCTATGGGATTTCATGGAGAACAAATTGCACGTAGAGGTCCCTTACTTAGAAATTTTAAAAAAGAAAATGAACAAATTAATAAAGCTATTGCAGGGTTTGAATTAGAATTAAATGCAATACGAGAAGCAGGGTATGAAGCTGAAGAAGGGGCAACTATTCAAGAAAAATGGGCAAATTGGAGAGCTAAAGGAAATAAATTAATAGAAGAAACAATCCCCAAAGCAATAGAAGAGAAGAATTTAGCAAAAGATATAAAAATGGCAAATTTTGAAACATTAAGAACAAAAAAAGCGACAATAGGTTTAGCTGAAGAATTATATGCAATAGAACGCAAATATGGTGTTCAAGTATCAAAAAGTGGAATGTTAATTAAATCATTGCAACAAGATTATGGCTCGACACATATGGAGGCACGTAATTTGTTAGGGACAGCTATTAAAATGGGAACTATGTTAAGAACGAAAGGTGTTCCTATTGGCATCGAAGAACTTCTTGATGATTGGGGAAAATTAATTGAAAAAACAAAAGTATATAGAACTGATCTTTTAGGTGTATTGGGTTTATATAATACATTAATCAAAAAAGATATTGCGGATAAGCTTGGACTTGGTGGCGTTGCCAAATCTGTAAAAATGGATATTGCTAAAACAATGACATCTATGGCATTAGATATGGAATTTGGATGGAAAGCTAGAATTGGTATGCGGGCAGGATTAGGAAGAAGTGTTGCCGAAGCAGGAATTAAATTTGAAGAAAAACTTATGGCAGATCCATTAGCAGCATTCGGAGATGTTGTAAAAGAATTAACATTTATGGTTGGAGATGTTAAAAAGCATCCTTATGAAGCCACCTATCGAGGTCGTGAATTATTTCAAAATGTAGGATTTAGCAAAGAAGGAGCAGTTGAACTTACTCGCGCTGTAGTTTCTGAAAAATTGACATCAAAAGAAATTGAAAAACTAGTAAAAAAGCAAGTAAAAAATCAAAAAGAATTAGTCAAACTTCAAAGAGGTTGGAAAAAAGGAAGAATGGATTTAGTAAAATCTGCAGGAAGTATTGCAAGAGGTCAACAAAAATTCCAAGATTTATTAAGAAAATGGATTGAAGATAAACTAATGGCACCATTAATGTGGATAGTAGACTTATTAGAAGGAATATCTGCATTCTTTACTGGAGGTGCTGTCGAAGCCGCGAGAGCGTATAAAGTTACTGGAAGGGCAATTGGTGGAATGCTTGACATTCCTGAAGCAAAAGCACCTGGAAAAATGTTTATAGAGAGAGTATATGGTGCAATGGAAGCAAAAGAATTAGTTGGAGCAAGAGAAGAAGAATTAAAACCATTGCGTGAAACTTTACGAAGGGCAGCAGCATCAGGTGATCCAGAAGCCTTTAAACGAGCTTCGGCAAATCTTGCTGAAAAGTTGGCTGAACAGCAAACAGAAGCAGTTTCTGACCTTATGAAAGAAGTTGCAAAAAGAGGAAGAAAAGTTGCACCACATGCATTAAAGCAATTAGCCGCACACGTTGTGGCAGGACAAGACCGTGCTGCTATAGCAATTATGTTCAAAATTTTGGGTAAGGAATATGTAAAACAAAAAGTAGCGGGTCAGAAAAAGGCAGTAGATGATAAACAAATAGAAGCGGCAAAAGCCGGTACACTGGAAGGAAAACCTGGATTTGGAGGATTCGGTGGCCTACAGCCTCAATAATATTTGGAGCTATTATGAGTGATTACGCAAGAAAAACTGGTAATATGTTGCAAAATTTATCGAAGTCATTATTACCAACTCCTTCGGCTGAAAGATTAATCTTTAGAAGATTTAAAGGTTCTAGAATTGCAGATGCTGTATTATATGATATGCCTTTAACTGAGGATGATATAGAAACAGTTATATTAAGAGTAAATCCAGCAAGTGTTTCATTTTCTAAGCGCAAAGTAATTCAAAAGGTGCAAACAAGCGCACCTGGAAGATTTATCGTGTTTGATTGGGGTTCGGAACTTACAGTATTATCAATTGTTGGAAATACTGGTAATTTGTTACCTGCGTCATCTTTTGTTGAAGATCTTCCATTAGTAAATACATTGGAAGATATGGTCACAGCCGCTGGTGGACAAGCAGGGAGAGTAGCACAGCAAGGAGTTGGTGCAATTCAACAGGCAATAGGCAATCAATATATAAATCCTATATTGCAAAATACTATAATGGCTACTTCTTCATATTACGAAACATTACAAATGTCTCCCAAATATAAAACATTTAAGAATTTGGAAAAGATGTTTGATGTACAAGATGCTGATGCTGATATTCTTACGCTAGAATTTGGTGATATGGCAGTATACAGAGGATTTTTTGAAGATTTTACATTTGATGTTAGTGCAGAAAGCCCATGGAATTGGACATATAATCTTACATATGTAATATTAGATGATTTAACGGAAAAAGTTAGAAGATGGGATAGGCAATTTAATAGAAGAAATAGCAATATTCAAACATAAAGGACCATCATGAATCAAAATCGGAAAACTAGTGGACCTTTAATTGGTCAAGTTATAAAAGAGGAATTATTTAATGAAATGAATGTAGAAAGATGTGGTTGGTCTTTTCTTCATGATCAATTTTTTTCTAAAATTGAAAGAGGACAATATTTTAATAATTATGTGCCTAATAATACATTTCACCCGCAAATAGCAATTGGCATTGATTTTTTGGATAGTTTTACTGCATCTGTTCAAAAAGAAACTGCAGATGAGTTTGATCTTGAATCAAAAAGGTTGGTAGATAAACAAATATTATTTAAACGCGCTCAAGAAATATTGAATTTTGTTAAGTATTATTTTGAATGTTATAAATCATATAGAACTAAAGATCAAATCACAGGTCCACAGCCAGAAGGTCCAATCCGTAATCCAGAGGCATTACAAGGATTGCGACGTATAGAACTCGGTGCTGAAACTATGAGTCGTTATAAAATAGATACAGAAGAAAATGTTAATAAATTTCTAAATGAAATATTTAATATGTTTATTACTTCAATTAATATTACGAGAGCTAGAAAGGACATAGGAAATGCTACTGTTATGTTTCGCAATGTAAGGAATTATCGATATGGAAAATCTGTTGGACCTTTATACAATTATGTTTTAGGAATGTTTAGGGAATTGTTAGTGCCTATGATTCCTATTAAAATTTGGGCCAGAGGACGATTTTATAACCAATGGTTTTTTCCTATTTTTGATGGATATATTGTTACAAGTAATGTGCGCGATTCTTCAGGATTTGCTGAATTAGAAATTGTTTGTAGGGATGTTTTAGAAATTGCACGTTTCACTACAGAAATGATAAATCCTGCGCTTATAAATATTGCTGAAGCAAGAAAAGTTAGAGGAATCAATTTACAACAAATGCCGTTTTATGGGCATGACCATATGGATTTAGTACGTGCAATATTTATGGGCGATAATTTGCAGTGGGACCCCACTGGAGAGAAAACTGCTTATTTAAACAAATTAGATTCATTCGGTAATAAAAAAGATGGATTTAAGTTTATAAAAGGTGTTGGATGGGTTCCTTCTGATGCGGCTGGAAAGTTTATTGCATTACAGCACAAACGACTTCTCACTGGTAGAATAATTTTGAATAAAAAAATAAATTTGGAAAAAGTAAAAGCTGAAATTGCGCAAAAAACATCAGATGGAATTAAAGCTACTTTAGATTTGCAAGAATTAGAACAATTTGAACATTATTCAAATTTAGATGATAACTCTGTCCATGTATTAGATGATAAATTGGAAGAGGGTCCTATTCCAGAAGATGAATTTACAATAGATCGAATTGTAGAAGAAGTAAACCATACAAAAACAAAAAGAAAATTAATAACATGGGGAAGTAGGGTAACACCTTATCGTATTTGGGATATACAAACTCCTGATATGTTTAATGCTACTTTTGCAAGTAGATTAGAAGTACTACAGCAAATTGCCCAAAATGTTTATTATGATTTTTATGTAGATGGTGCAGGAAATGTGCATTATCATCCATTTAGGTTTTCAAATGATTTTATGACTAATGATGCGATATACATACGACCCGGAGAAAACGTATTACATGAACATGCCGATGTATGGCCCGGTATTTATAGTATTGGTCCCGAAGAGTCGTTAAATCATAATGAACAGTTAAATGTTGAAGAATTATCTACATTTATTAAATTTAGAGGGAAAGATCCTTATAGTGCAGTTGGTGCAGATCAAGGAAACATCGTTGGAAGTGCTATACATAAAGATTACTTAGAAAGATTTGGTTATCGTCGTGTTTTAGTACAAAATCCAATGTTTAATTATAATTTTTCATTAGATGCTTCTGCTGATTCTATTTCGTCAGCTAGTGTAACATTTATGGATATTGCAGCCGTATCTATGCTTTTATATGCAAACGCACAATTACATACAAAGAATTCTACGATTATTTTTAGACCTGAATTAGATATAGCTCGACCAGTATACTATACAGAAGATGATATGATATTTTATATTGAATCTATTTCACATAGTATCACAATTGGAGGAGATGCTTCTACTACAATAAACGCTAGTTTTGGTAGAAAAGTATATGAGCCACCAGTAGATTTACAAAGTTTCATAATGATGCAAGAAGGAATTTGGAAATTTGGAGTAGAAGCAATTGATGCGGAATCGTTTATAAAACAATTACCAAT